TGATCCTCTGCTCCGCTGACGTTGCTTCGGCACTCACGATGGCAGGTGTTCTTGATTACACCCCTGCACTCAACGCAAACCTTCAAGTTGATGATACTGGCAACACCTTTGCTGGTATTCTCCAAGGTAAGTACAGAGTCTACATCGATCCATATGCTGCTAACGTTGCTGCTAACCAGTACTACGTTGTCGGTTACAAAGGTTCTTCACCTTACGATGCAGGTCTGTTCTATTGCCCATACGTTCCTCTCCAAATGGTTCGTGCCGTTGGTGAGAACAGCTTCCAACCAAAAATTGGGTTCAAAACTCGTTATGGCATTGTTGCTAACCCATTTGCTGAAGGAGATGTTACCAACCAAGGTCTCGGTAGACTTCACGTAAACTCAAACCGTTATTACAGAAGAGTACGTGTTGACAACTTAATGTGAGTCTTTCTCACTTTTTCTGGGACCCCTTTATGGGGTCCTTTTTTTATGGAAATAAATAGAAATAAAAATGACTCAGACTCCTTGGTCAGGACAATTAAGTAATCGAAATTACTTAACATCCAATGTTTTTAAATTTAATTTAGCAAAATATCCAAAAATTGATTTCTTTTCAAATTCGACAGGAATTCCTGGAATTAATCTTGGAGTTGCAGTTCAACCATCTTATCTAAAAGATATTTCTGTCCCTGGTGATAAACTAACTTATGAAGATTTTGATTTGAAATTTTTTGTAGATGAAAATATGGAAAATTATTTAACCGTTCATAATTGGTTAAGAGGACTTGGTTATCCAGACAATTTAGCAGAATATCAAAATTTATTAAATCAAGATCAACAAAATCCAGGAAAACAAACTGCATTTTCTGGTGAATCGGATGGAACTTTATTGGTTTATAATAGTAATTTTAAACCAATAGTTCAAGTAAATTTTAAAGGTTTATTTCCTGTTTCTTTGTCTGAAATTTCTTTTGATGCAAAAGTTTCAGATGTAGATTATGTTGTTTCTACTGTATCATTTAAGTATACTATTTACGATATCATTTCATTAATATGATGAACATTGACGAAATTCAAACATTATGGGAAGAGGATTCAAAAATAGATCCAGATAATTTACATCAAGAATCTATTAAAATTCCTTCTTTACATTCCAAATATTATAAAATTTATAACAATATAAGTCTTTTAAAAAAAATAGAAGAAAATAATTTTAAAATATTAAAAAAAGACAAATGGATGTATTTTTCTGGTAAAGCAGAACCAGAAATTTATAAAAAAGATCCATTTGATTATAAGGTTTTAAAAGCAGATATAGATAAGTATATGGATGCAGATGGTGACTTAATTAAATCTGCAACCAAAATAGATTATTATCAAACAATGTTGAATTATTTGGATAGTATTCTAAAAACAATACAAAATCGAACTTATCAAATCAAAAACTCAATCGAGTTTCTCAAATTTACAGCAGGATATGACTGATATTATTATACAAAAGAAAAATGAAATATATTTGAAAGTAGAAGCAGAACCACATATTCATCAAGAATTGTTTGATTATTTTACTTTTGAAGTTCCTGGGGCAAAATTTATGCCTCAATTTAGAAACAAACATTGGGATGGGAAAATACGTTTATATTCCAATCACAATGGTGAAATCTATGTTGGTCTTTTGGATAAATTAGTATCCTGGGCAAAGAAAGGTGAATATTCAGTTGAATTTAAAGATAATAAATTTTATGGTCTTCCATTTGAAGAAAATGAAATGATTTCTCATGAAGGTGTTTCTGATTACATGAAAAGTATATCAAGACACGAACCAAGAGATTATCAAATAAATGCAGTTTATGATGCTTTAAAATATAATCGCAAACTCTTAATATCACCAACTGCTTCTGGTAAATCTTTAATGATTTATTCAATTGTTAGATACTTTGTAGAGAAAGATAAAAAAATACTTCTTGTAGTTCCTACTACATCTCTTGTTGAACAAATGTATAAAGATTTTGAAGATTATAGTTGGAATGCAGAAGATTATTGTCACAAAATTTATTCAGGAAAAGAAAAATTCACTGATAAAAACGTAATCATTACAACTTGGCAATCCATTTATAATTTAAACAGAAAATTCTTTGAAGACTTTGATGTAGTCATTGGTGATGAAGCACACCAGTTCAAGTCAAAATCTCTTGTAAGCATTATGACTAAGTTAGATAACACAAAGTATAGATATGGATTTACAGGCACCTTAGACGGGTCACAAACCCACAAGTGGGTGCTTGAAGGATTGTTTGGACCATCTTATAAAGTTACTCAAACAAAAGAACTAATTGAAAAAGGGCATTTATCAAAATTAAACATTAAAGTTCTTTTATTAAAACACGATGAACATAAATTTGATGAATATGAAGATGAAATTCAATATTTAATTACTCATGAAAAAAGAAATAAATTTATCAAAAATCTTGTTTTAGATTTAAAAGGAAATAGTTTAGTTCTTTTTAATCGTGTTGAAAGTCATGGTCAACCACTTTATGAATTGATAAATAATTCAGCATCAAATGAAAGAAAAATATTTTTTGTTCATGGTGGAGTGGATACTGAACAAAGAGAAAAAGTAAGAGAAATTACCGAAAAAGAAAATAATGCGATTATTGTTGCATCATATGGTACATTCTCCACTGGAATTAACATTAAAAATCTTCATAATGTTATTTTTGCTTCTCCTTCCAAATCAAGAATAAGAAATTTACAAAGTATCGGTAGAGTTCTTCGAAAAGGAGAAAATAAAACACAAGCAGTTCTTTATGATATTGCTGATGATACTACTTATAAATCAAAAAAAAATTATACATTAAATCATTTAATTGAAAGAATTAAAATTTATAACGAAGAACATTTTAATTATGAAATTATTCAAATTAATTTTAAGGAAAAAGAATAATGGAAGAAGAATTTTTTGCATCTATTAAATTAGTATCTGGAGAAGAAATATTTTCAAAAGTTTGTCCTTGCACAGAAAAAGATAAAATTATTTTAATTCTTGATAATCCAGTTGTAATGGAAACTATTACAATTCGTCATACTGGAATGAAAGTTCTTAAAGTAGATGCTTGGATGAAACTTACAAATGATGAAATGTTTATAGTTGATATGGATAAAGTTATTACTATGACAGAAGTACACGATAAAGTGTTTTTAAAAATATATCAAAAATATATTAAAGATAAAGATAAAAAATCTGGTAAATCTGAAATAAGTCCAAATATGGGATATATTTCTTCAGTTGCTGATGCCAGAATATCCTTAGAAAAACTCTATAAATCTAATAGCTAAACCCCATCCTTCAACCCTAACAGAGTGATTCTAACCATGTTTAGGAAAGTTGTCAACTATTTGATTGTTGTGATATAATAAAAGCAAATCTAAGTTTAAAAATGAATAAATCAAATAAGAATCCACATTACGTAAATAACAAAGATTTTCATGATGCTTTAATTGTCTATAGAAGAAAAGTGGATGCTGCAAAAGAAAATAATTTACCAAAACCAAGAATTCCTGAATATATTGGTGAATGTTTTTTTAAAATTGCAACTCATTTATCATATCGTCCAAACTTTGTAAACTATATGTTTCGTGAAGATATGATTTCCGATGGTATTGAAAATTGTGTTCAGTATATTCATAATTTTGATGTAGAACGTTCAAATCCATTTGCTTACTTTACTCAGATTGTATATTATGCTTTTCTTCGTAGAATTCAAAGAGAAAAAAGGCAAATGGAAATAAAAGAAAAAATTATTGAACGTAGTGGATTTGAAGAAGTTTTTACTTCTGATGAAATTGGATTTAATTCAGACTATAATACGATTAAAGATAATATTCAAATTAAAATGAGCCAATGAAACTCGGACTTTTGACGGATACGCATTATAATTTTAAAAAAGCAAATAAGTCTTTTCATGATTATTTTGCAAAATTTTATAATGATGTGTTTTTTCCTAAATTAGAAGAAAGAAACATCAAGACAGTAGTTCATTTGGGTGATGCTTTTGATAATCGTAAAGGAATTGATTATTGGGCACTTGAGTGGGCAAAAACTAATGTATATGATAGGTTTGAAAAACTTGGTATTAAAGTTTATAATATTGTAGGGAATCACGATGCATATTATAAAAATTCAAATGAAGTAAATGCTATTAATGCATTATTGCAACAATATGATAATGTAATACCAATATCTAATCCTAAAGAATTTTGTATTGATGGTTTGAATACACTAATGCTTCCTTGGATTTGTTCTGATAATGAAGAAGAATCTTATAATTTAATTAAAAAAACAAATGCAAAAGTAGTTTTTGGGCATCTTGAACTATCTGGTTTTGCTGCTTATCCTGGACATCTTCAAACCGAAGGAATGGAACCAGAAAAATTTGATAAATTTGATAGAGTATTTACAGGTCACTACCATACTAAATCAGATAATGGAAAGATATTTTATCTTGGAAATACTTATCAAATGTTCTGGAATGATGTAGATGAAACAAGAGGATTTCATATCTTTGATACAGATACATATGAATTAGAATATTTTAAAAATCCATACAATATATTTGAAAGAATATATTATGAAGATACGGATTATAAAAAATTTGATACTTCATACTTAGAAGAAAAGATTGTAAAAGTTGTAGTTCGTCAAAAAACAAATCAATTAAAATTTGATAAATTTGTTGATAAAATCTTGAAAACAAATCCATTAGATTTAAAGGTGGTAGAGATTGTTGATATTAATGACGGAAATGTTGATTGTGAAGAAATTTCTGCCGAAGACACATTATCAATTTTAGATAAATATGTGGAAGAGTCGGAATTTGATTTGGATAAAACCATAATTAAAAAACTACTCAGAGATGTATATAAAGAAGCTTTGGAAGTAGAATAATGCATTTACTTGCAATAAAAGGAAAAGAAGAGGAAGGTGCCTATTCGGTAATTGATGATGATGGTGAAAAAACTTTGTATCTTTTTGAAGATGAAGATGATGCAGAACGTTATGCTGGATTATTAGAAGCAGAAGATTATCCAGAGATGACTACTGTTGAAGTGGATGATGAGTTGGCAATCAAAACTTGTGAAATGTATGGATATAATTATGTTATAATTACCCCAGATGAATTTGTAATTCCGCCAAGAAAAGATGATTTTGTTCAAACAAATAAGATTTCGTAATTTTTTATCATCAGGAAACACCCCAACAGAAATTAAATTTACGGAAGCAACAACAAATTTAATTATTGGACATAATGGTTCAGGTAAAAGCACAATGCTTGATGCTTTGTGCTTTGGTTTGTTTAATAAAGCATTCCGCAAAATTAATAAAGCACAATTAGTTAATTCAACTAATGAAAAAGATTGTTTAGTAGAAGTTAAATTTAGTATTGGGAACAAAGAATATAAAATTGTAAGAGGTATTAAACCAAATATTTTTGAAATTTGGATTAATGGTGTTTTGCAAAATCAAGCAGCAGCAACAGTGGACCAACAAAAACAATTAGAAGATACAATACTAAAACTTAACTATAAATCATTTACTCAGATTGTAATTTTAGGTAGTGCTTCTTTTGTTCCTTTTATGCAACTTTCTACTGCTCACCGTCGTGAAGTTGTAGAAGATTTGTTAGATATTAAAATATTTTCTTTAATGAATTCAATTCTTAAAGAAAAGATAAGAAGTTCTAATGAAAAAATTAAAGAATTTACTTTATTTGAGAAATCAATTGAAGAAAAGATTTCAATGCAACAAGAGTTTATTGAAGAATTAGAGAATCGTGGAAATGATAAGATTGATACTAATAATCGTAAAATTTCTGATTTAGATTCTGAAATCAATGATCTTATGGAACACAACTCTTCTCTTGAAGATCCACTTCGTAACTATATTCAAGAACAAGATGAAATAACAGGATCTGCAGAAAAACTTCGCAAACTTGGAAATTTAAAAGGTAAAATTAGTCAGAAAATATCTACAATTACTGAAGAGCATAAATTCTTTAATGAAAATATGATATGTCCTACTTGTACTCAATCTATTGATGAAGAATTTAGAATAAACAAACTTAAAGATTCACAAGATAAAGCAAAAGAGATGCAAACTGGATATGAAGAATTAGAGGAAGCAATTAAAGAAGAAGAGGAAAGAGAACGTCAATTTAATATTCTTACAAAAGAAATTTCAAAACTTACAAATAACATTTCTCAGAATAATATTAAAATTAATGCTACCAGAAGGCAGATAAAAGATTTAGAAAAAGAAATTCAAACTATTACGGAACAACTTAAAAATAAAAACAAAGAACACAAAAAATTAGAAGAATTAAAAAAAGAACAAACTGATAACTTTAAAAAGAAGTCAAAATATAAAGAAACTATTGCTTATTTTGATTTTGCTCAACTTCTAATGAAAGATGGTGGAGTGAAGACAAAGATCATCGAAAAGTATCTTCCATTAATGAATCAACAGATCAATAAGTATCTTCAGATGATGGATTTTTATATTAACTTTACACTTGATGAAGAATTTAAAGAAATTATCAAATCACCAATTCACGAAGATTTTACTTATGAAAGTTTTAGTGAAGGTGAAAAAATGAGAATTAATCTTGCAATTCTTTTTACTTGGAGAGAAATTGCAAGAATGAAAAATTCAATCAATACAAATCTTCTAATTTTAGATGAAGTATTTGATAGTTCTTTGGACAATATGGGAACGGATTATTTTACTAAAATTATCAAGTATGTGATAAAAGATGCTAATGTATTTGTGATTTCACATAAGACAGATGAATTGATTGATAAATTTGATAAAGTTATTAAGTTTGATAAGGTCAAAGGATTTAGCAAAATGATTGACTGATTTCTGGTTTTTTGGTATGATTGGTAAAGGTAAATGTGCCTTTTTGTTCTTTATTGTGAAATTTTATGTCTGAAATTCCTGAAAAAAAAGATAGTATAGATTATCATATTTTGGGCACCGAACTTGGTGCTCAGATCCATTCAGAAACGCATAACATTGGATCTTCTTTTATTCCTGGTGGAATGGGAGAAGATCATATTAGAATTAATGATTGCTGGGTTGATGATGGTTACAGTTTGACAGGAAATCCTTATGCCTCTCCTGATGTTTTTTCACTAAATTCTTATAGCATTAAAATGAACGAAGATACTAATAAAAATGGATTTTGGAAATATAATGAAGATAAAATCCTGAAACAACTTGAAGAATATATTGCTGGTACTTATAGTCAGCATTATGTTGATAGGACTGGTGGTGGATCAGAACAAACCCTTGATAAGATTAAACATAATCGTCGTGAAGGATTTTGTGCTGGCAACATTACCAAGTATACTGATCGTTATGATACTAAAGGAACTCCTCGTGCTGACTTGTTCAAAGTTTTGCACTATACTATTCTTTTGATTAATCATCTCAATCTTGTTGAAAATAAGTGAAAATTAAACCCCAAACTATGAAACTTTCTGAAAATACTATTTCTATTTTAAAAAACTTTGCTTCAATTAATCAATCAATCCTTGTAAAGGGTGGTAATAAATTACGTACAATTTCTGTAATGAAAAATATTCTTGCAGAAGCAGAAGTTGAAGAAACATTTGAAAAAGATTTTGCAATTTATGATCTTAATCAATTTCTAAATGGTCTTTCTCTTCACCAAGAACCAGAACTTGATTTTTCAAATGATACTCACGTTGTAATTCGTGAAGGAAAACGTCGGGTTAAGTATTTCTTTGCTGATCCAGAAGTGATTGTTTCACCACCAGAAAAAGAAATTTCTCTTCCTTCTAAAGATGTTTGTTTTCAATTAGAGCATTCACAATTGGATAAACTCAAAAAAGCAGCAGCAGTTTATCAACTTAATGATCTTTCTGTAATTGGTGATGCTGGTGTAATTCGTCTGGTTGTTCGTGATAAGAAGA